AAATATTTCTCCATGTTCTATACATTGATAAGTTTTTTGTTTTTCTTTCATATTATTATTTATTATTTTTTAAATTCTTCACTTTCATCTTCTCCAAAAACCCCAAGTTGATAAAAACCTGTAAGCTTTAATACTGCCCTAGACATTGCCCTTTTTTCAGCCATTTCTAAAACATACCATGTGTTACAATTACCATTTTTATAATCACCTTTTAAAGCACTACCAAAAGTTTGTATAACAGTTTCATTACCAACTATGTTTGCAAAAGCTGTTACTGCTGCAAAATCTTTTTCACATGCCACAACATTATAATTTATATTTATATTTTCATAAGCTTGTATTTTTTCAATACCACTTCTTGTTATAATAATGTAGTGTTGGTGTTTAAATATATCACTAGGTTCTAAATTATACTTGTTGTATTTTTCCTTAATTAATTCAGTTTTCATTTTTGTTTTATGTATTTAATTGTTTGTTTTTTTATGTATTTTATTTGCTCTTTATCTATCCATTCTAAAAAGTTAAAAGCATCAAATACTATTGTAAAATCTTTCCCATATTCATCTTTACCTGCTAAGTACAATTCATTGTCTTGGCAAGCAAATGTATTTAAATCATGTAACCTTTTTAGTATCATAATTAAAATTTTTGTATTATAAATGAATCATCACCAAATGCCCAATACATTGTTGCGTCCATTATTGCATCTTCATCAGGATAATCTTCTTTGTCATATTCTTGCCAAAATTCTTCTATATCTTCATATTCAGCATATTCACAACATAAAGCAATGGGGTCAAACTCTATTTCCTCACCTGTGCTATCCTCGAATTCTGTAAGCATATCATACAATTCCATACGCCCAATTGGACTAAAATTGTTTGGCCTGTGTTCTGCAAACCAACTTGCAAATTCATATCTGTTTACTGTTTTTTTCATATTCCTATAATTAAAGTTTTATTATTATTTTGTTTGTACATTTTTTTATAATACTCAAGTTTTGTTTTAACTTCTTTATTTCTTTTTTCAGGGTTAGAATAAAAATCATAATAATACGAACCCTTAGTTTCTACTTTGTAATCGTAAACTTCATCTAAACAATAACCTGTGTCTTTTATATATTTGTTTTTTGCTTTTTCTACTTGTTCTTTTGTACCAAATATTCTTATACTAGGTATATAATTTTCTAAATCTGTATAATACTTACTAGTTTTAATGTCATATTTTGTATTATTAATAAACACATCTGAATAAAAGTAAAAATCTTTAGCTATTAAATCCATTGTATTATGATTTTAGTCATACAAATAACAAAAACTACTGATGTAAAACTTATAAATAATGTTTTTAAAAATTTGTATATTGGGTTAGGCACTACAGAAACTGCATAATCTCTTATGTTTTGTTGTTTAAAAAACTCCACAACTTCTTTTGCATTAAGTATATACTCGTTTCTTGTTTGTCTGTTAATTACTTTATAGTTTGTTTTCATTGTTTTTGTTTTTAGTTAATAAATAGTTTTTATAAATTATTTCCCATTCCTTTTGGGTGAACACATCATGCGTTCCTTTTTCGCTATGAAACAGAAAAGCCAAAAAATTATATTGAAAAGGTTTTTCCCATTTAACAAATTTACTTTTATTAAATTCTGTTAAAATATCAGATAATTCTAGCTTATATTCTTGAGGTATTAAATTGTCTTTATAAAATGTTATTTTCATTTGTTTTTGTTTTTAATTATGGTACAAATATACAATAAAATAACTAAATAATTAACTAAGTAATTAAATAAGTTATTAACAATTAGAATGTTAATATATGTAAATTGTTGATTATAAGGGCATTAAAAGGTTTAATGGTGTTTGCCCATTATTTAAAATAACTGCACACCCTACAGCAGGTTTCTTTCCATACTTTGCATATGCCATAGCATAACTTTCGTGGTCAATACCACACCCTGTCTGTAAGCCGAAGACCCTAAATTTTTGACCGACATAGTGTTCGCAATATGCCTGTGTGTGTAAATGGCCTTGTACTGTGTTCATCATATCTGCCCTACACTTTGTTCTTGCAGTACCACCTTCGCCATGTAAAAATTGCACACCATTTTTGACATATCTTTCTACAAAATTCCAATTAGGCACTTCTAATACTTCTTTATATGATTTTATCCACTTACTTGGTATAGCACTTGTTTGTGCCTTACGCATAATAATTCTGTCGTGGTTACCTATGATTACAGTAGCTAAAGGAAATGCTTTGTACCACCTAGATATCCTTTTAATTGCTAGTTCTAGTTCATCTAAGCCACCCATACCATCTGCTGATGTTTCGTGATAGCTTGCGTAGTGATTGTCTATTATATCGCCTATAAATACTACTTCTGTGCAATTATAAGCATAATATTGTTCTATGCACCAATCAAGGTACAAGTCAAGACAAAAAGGTTCATGCAAGTCACCAATAACTAATATGTTACTGTTTTCTTGTTCACGAAGTTTTTGTATGACTTGTATCTCGTGTGGTTTTAACCTGTACCTATTACTTCTTTCCACTATCAGCTATACCCTGAGCACCTGTTAAACCTACTAAAGCCCAAAACATTTCACTAACGTGTACTTCATCTATATCTAAACTTCTTGCTATAAATGGCACAACTATAGCTGCTATTGTGTACCACACTTTTTTTGATTTTAACATCGTGTAAATAAGATAATTTTTCATTGCTGTTGTTTTAATTAATTAATATGACCATAATACATTGTTATCCTTGCTACTATCTATATCAATATGCACAAAATTGCCTTTAAATGATATACCTATTCTGCTTATACCTGCTTTTAAAATAGAATTTATTATTAGAAACCTTGCCCTAGAATTATTTGGCAAATAAATGTCTGCTGCTAACCCTTTACAATGGCTTGAGCCTACCCTACCACCTACTTTTAAATTGTGTTCTTTTGTCCTGTAACCACTTAGTACCTTAAAAGGAACACCTGCTATACCCCTAGCTTTTTCAAGTATTTCTAAAAAATGTTTATCCATTTTAGCACCACTACCTAAAACATCAGGGCTGTCAAACTCACTTAATTTAAAATACTTCAAATTTTATATGTTAAATACTGCGTATATTTTAACCCCTTTAACGCTTGTTATTAGTTTTTTGCGTGTTTGTTTTATTGCTTCTTTTTTAAAATACTTAGGGTTTTTACTATTCAACTTCTTTTTTTTCACTTTTATTTTTTTTTTGACTATACCATTTATCTATAGTATATAAAATAGATATAACTAATAATATAATTTTTAAAGCTAGTTCTAGGTTACTGAACGTTGTTACGCTCAGTACTGTTCCATTTACTGCTGCAACTTCTAGTGTGTCTTGTACTGTTTTTTGTATCGGCATTAGTCAAATATCTTTTTAATTTAGTTTTATTTACTTCTTTTACTTTATAATATTTTTTCATTAATTATATGTTGAATCTAAAAAATCCCTTAGTGTTATTTTTGTGTCCTGCATATTATTTTTTTCTAAATTCATACCTTGATAGTAAGAATTTTTATCAGGGTTTACATTACTACCTGTATTTGTATTGTATTCAGGATATAAATGGTTATTATTGCATAAGTAATCTACAAGCCTTTCTGTATAAAACTGTGCTGTATTCGATATCTCTGAACGCAAGTCTTGTGCTTCTTCTCTACTAAGTGCTGTTGAATTTTCTGATGTTTTACTTACAACATTGTTGTTTTGTACTTTATAACGCAAAAAAGGTAAAACTTCGTAAAAGGCATAATGAACTAACATATCTGCTACATAATCATCTAAAAGCAATTTATAATTTGCATTAGCAGGGTCACTAATAGTACCACCACTAATCATTCCTTGTATTGCTACAAATAAGTTAGTGCCTAGTTTAGTTTCTACATATTTTTTTTGTGCAATTTTAACATAAGGAAGTAAAAAATCTACATCAACATTCATGTTAATTGCAGTAGAGTTTTTTAGTTTATCTTCGCTTATAAATAGTACATATCCTGCCATATTATCTCGGTTTTATATATCCATTATTTTTCATTCTCTTAGGTGGCCTAGCTACTAAATTGTCGTTTTTTTGTGCAGTAAACCCTTCTGACCTAGCTTGTGTATAACCTATGTTTTTGTCATCTTGTATTTTATCAGGGTAGTAAACATAGTTATCATCTGTTCTAGGTGCTTTATAGACCTGCCTTAACCAAAAATGTTCACATTGAGGGCCGCCTTTGTAGAGCCAAATTGAATAGGTTGCAGCACCTTCTTTACCAAAACCTGGATTTACAGGTATAGTACCCATTCGCATAATATCTTCTTTTCGGTATAATTTTTTGGCATCTATCATTTTTTTACAAAATTCTCTTTGTGTGCCTGACTTATTATCTAAAAAATTATCATGCGTATATACATACCTAACTTTATAAAATGCAGTTTTATTTTTATTTAGACCATCTTGGCTACTTCTAGCATTTGGTGTTGCCCTACCTGTAGATGTTAATTCAGTATTATAAGTTTTATTTAATTCTTCTTCATAATTAAAATCTTGGTGTTCACCATCAACTATTTCTTCTGATATTAACTCCCAATCAGCAGGGATATCTTCCATTGATTCT